AATTATTTTTGTGATTTATTAATTAAGCTAATATTATCGTTATTTAATCCTTACTTCATTAAATTTTCCTTTTATATTTTTAGCATAGAAGATTCCTATTGAACTAGATCCTATTAATTGTGAATATAAATTCTCACTAATATTTTTATATCGATAAATATAATAATTATTTTTAAATTCAATTTCCAATATCATTTGTGAATATCCAATCGAATTTATTATAGATGAACTAACTTTTTTTCTTTCCATTTTATATTGTTGTTTTAGTTTTTATTCTTAGGCTATTTTAGTAAAAATTCCAAAGCTTAAAACATAATATCCTATTATATTAAAACACTTGTTGTGCCGAATATTTTATTTTTTTTTCTTTGCTTCCTTCTCGTATAATAATGGTGATGTGTATTGATTATATAAGTCAAATAAATATTCCATTCTTGAATTTTCGGTACCAAAGGGCTGTGGTCTGTAACATAAATCAACAGCTTTATCCAACTCATTATGCATTTTTGATAATTTCGGTGGCATTGTAAGCGGATGATATAAATCAGCTAAAGAACTTTCTGCAAACTCAGCTCTAATATCCAATACTTTTTTTGCTTTCTCTTCAACTTTCTTTTGGTTCTTTTCACTTACTTCTTTTGGCCAAGGGAAATTATTGTAAACCATTTCGTTTGAATATCTGAAATCACTTTTTATTCTGCCACACGTGTATTTTACCCAAGTCATATGTATCCCAGATTGAAGAATTCCAAATTCATATAAAGTTGCATTATCAATAGCTAAACAACTATCACTTACAATACAATTTGGATTAAAAAATCCCATTGGAATATATCTGCGGTTTTCAGATGAATGTCTAGGTATTAATATATAATTATTCTTAGGCTGTCTAATCTCACCAAATAATGTCGGAAATGCTGCTAATTTTTTAGTTGCAGCGCGTGAACTGTTTTCGCGTAATTTTTTAACATTATTAACACGTTTTTGAACTTCTTTTAAAGTTCTTAATTCGTTTGGTTTTATATCTTTCAACCATAAGCACCAACGTTTTTTACCATTCAAAAATTCATAGGCACTAATTAATGGTTTTATTAAAAGTACAGCATTGGGTTCTGATTTTAAAAATTCGTTTTTTTCATCATCAGAAAACAAGAAATAGCCACCATCATTTGGCATACTACCAAATGAAATTTTTGATACTTTACAAATAGGTTGTCTTCGTTTTAGTATTACCAAGTCATTTGCTTCAACTAAATAAGGATTTATATTTTTAACCCTTTTTTGATGTGGCTCACCTTTTATATCATCATATTCAAAAAGGTATTTATCTTTAACATCAAAATTTGCAAATCCAATGATAACACAGTGAACTGCAGCTTTTCCTTTTGCCTCATTAGTCCAATTAAACGTGGTATGAGCAAAATGTATTTTAACTTTATAATTATTAAATAATTCATTCCATAATATACCAGTTTGTTCTCCTTGTATTACTGAATTTGTAGATACAAAACCTACATTTATTGATGTATTCTTGATATACTGAGCTGCCTTATAATACCAAGCAGCAACATAGTCTAAAACTCCTGCACCTTTTACTTTACCAAAAACCAAATCCATGTCTTCTTTTTGTTCTTTGGTTTGATATGATTTTCCGTAAAAAGGCGGATTTCCTATAATATAAGATAATTCAGCTTTAGGCACTACATCTTCCCAATTAATGCGTAATGAATTACCATGTACAATCTTAGCAGCTTTCTTTAATGGTAGGCGAGCAAAATATTGTCCAAATTCTTCTGAAACTTTCATATTCATTTGGTGATCAATTAACCACATAGCAACTTCGGCAATTTTAGCAGCAAATTCATCATACTCTATTCCAGAAAACTGGTCAATATCTAGCCAAAGAATTGAGGAAACGTTTAAAACTTGTTCTCCCTTTTTAAAAAGTTCTCTTAAAATATCAATTTCTAATAACCTTAATTCTCTATAAGTTATAATTAAGAAATTCCCACTACCACATGCTGGATCAAGAAATTTTAAAGTAGAAAGTTTATAGTGAAATTCTTTTAGTTTTTTTGAGTTAGATTTTACCTTTTCAAATTCTTCTCTTAATTCGTCAAGGAAAAGTGGTTTTATAAGTTTTAAAATATTTTTCTCAGAAGTATAATGAGCTCCCAAGTTTCTTCTTTCTATTGGATTCATGACACTTTGGAAAAGCGAACCGAAAATTGCAGGAGAAATTTCCCCCCAATTTAAAGAGGATGCCTCTAATAAAATACTGCGCATTTTAGAATTGAAAGATGCAATGGACAAAGTTTCTGTAAACAACTTACCGTTAACGTAAGGAAATTGGTTTAAATGTTCATCTAAGTTTTTAAAACGTCTTTCTTTTGGTGTATCTAGTACTTGAAAAAATAAAGCCATTAATGCTCCTAAATCACTCCCATCCTCATTTGTTTTTTGGTCTAAGAACTCCTTAAATGTATCTTTTTCAAAAATGCTTGTATCATCTGCAAATAAAATGAATAGTAAACGAACTAAATAGACTTCCAAATGATGTCCTTCGTAACCAAACTCTTCAAGCTGGTCGTGAAGTTTACCCATTAATTCTGCAGCTTTTATGTTTACAGGATCTTCTTCTTTAAAAGTTCTTTTTTGATAACCTGCAATAAATCCAAAAAGCTTTATATTTTTATAAAGTTCAGATACGTCAAATTCGTGTTCTGTATTTTCGTCAAGATCGAATAATTTAATTTTGTGAAAATCTGAAACCAAAATATATTTTGGCAATTCGTGTTCTTTTAACCCAGGAAAGTAGTCAGTCGCTTGTTCAAAAGCCTTATCTAAACTTTTACCCTTTGATTTGTGTTCTACGAGTAACGTTCCTTTCCAAAAAAGGTCAATAAATCCTTGATTTCCACTTAACTTTTTTACAGGCTCTTCAAAGGTTGCAACACGTCTTCTGGATATCCCAAAAACATTAAAAAAATCATTCCAGAAACTATCTTTTTCTGCACGTTCTTTTGTTTCGCCAGACCATTCATTTGAGAATTTTAGTGCTCTGTCTTTAATCTCATTCCAGCTTAATGCCATTTAGTTATCTTATTTTAAGTTTAATAATTATTATTTAATTTTGAGGTAAAATATCCTAATCTTAAATTATTAATATTTGAAGCTATTTTCTAAAGCAAACATAGTTTTTTTACAAAGTTTAGAAAAACTATCCTTTTCCACAACACTTACAGTTACCGCTATTAGTAGGCCCAATATTTGCTGACATTCTAACTTTAATTTGAGTCTTTTTAACCATATTGGTATGTTCACTATTTAAAACTCCTTCAATAATTGCGCTTTCAATTTCTCCTTTCAATTCCATTTTTTCAGAGGTAGATAGTTCTAAAAATCCATTAAGTACACGTAATACATTTTTGTTTTCAGTCATTTTTATATAAATTAATTAGTTGAATATTAAAATCTTCCACATACACCACAATCAGTAGCTATCATGTCAAAGGGAACCTTTCCACAATTAACACATGATCTTTGAAAATTCCTCAAAGAATATCTCATGGCTTCTCTTCTTTCTTTAAGACTTAGCGGATACTTATTATCACTATTACTCCTGATCCTAGATTTTATATCAATAATTTCTTTTTTTGATTGAAATTCGTTGGTTTTGACAGGAGGATATTTTGCTAAATTTTTATAATCATTTGAAAGCTGAGAATTATCATTGCAACTCTCAAGGTAGTATGAGTAGGAATCTCCCCAATTATTGTTTATGGATAAAAACGATAATATAAGTTGTCCTATTGATACAATTCCAGCAAGGTATATAATATTACTTAATATTTTTGAAGAAAATGTATAAGTTGTCACTATTCCTCCAATTAGAAGGGGGACTATTATACCTAAAAAGTTATTTAACTTCAAAAGAAATCCTTTAATAACGCTTCTGTTAGAGTAAATATATGCAGTTCCAAAACTATGCAATGCATTGTCCCAGCAGTCTTGTAATATTTCATCTCGATCAACAGCCATAATTTTTTTATTTTTTCAAATATAAGCGATTTCTTATTTTTTAACGAGCTAAGTTATTAACATACATTTTTGTAATATTCTTATTATTTCTTGAGTCTACCAAACTCTAACCCTAATATTGCTCAACGATAACAATATAAAAATCAATATTATGGCCACATTATTATTTACTCCAAGAAACACAATTGATGCAAATACTTTCCAACACAGATTGGATCATTCATGCCTTAACGCACAATGGAACGCCTGGACCGGTTCTTATGAGTTTCATGAAGAAGAAGAAAACATTGATGAGTTGGAGGAAGAAATCACCCAAACATTAGCATTTGATTTAAACGGATATTTTGAACTTGAATATTAAAAAAATATGACAACACAAAAAGTAACAATCTGCGCCTTTCTTACAACTGATCCAAAAAATAAACAAGGGCGAACTGGAACAATTATCAATATAGAAGTTATTGACGAGGATAACTCTAATTACACAATTTAATTTGAAGATGGAGTTATTGGAATATATCAGTCAGGAACCTTTGAAATACTTAAATAAATATGAACACTTACTCAAAATATACTGCCAACGTTTTTGTTGCAAAATGTAAAGAAATACACGAAAAAGGAGAAACCATCTTTGTTGAAACAAAATATGGAAAAGAAAATGAATGCATAGTATTCAACTTGGTCCATAGCGATAAAGAAGGTAACTTTTATTACTCAATAGTAAGGGCCGATGGACTAAATTACCAAGATTATTGCAATGCTAAAGCAGAAAGATATCAAGGATGGGCAAATTCAAGAGAACAAAAGTCAAATCAATACTATCAAGCGTCAAAAGAAGGAAAAGATTTCCTATCGCTAGCGGAACCGATTAAAATTGGTCATCATTCAGAAAAAAGTCATCGCGCTCTAATTAACAGAAATTCGGAAAGAATGAGAAAATCTTTAGAAAACGAGAAAGTAGCAATTATACACGAAAGTAAAGCGGACTATTGGAGTAAAAGATCAAATGATATTAATTTATCAATGCCGGAATCAATTGAATATTATGAGTATAAATTGGAAGCAGCAAAAGAATATCATGAAGGCTTAAAGTCAGGTATTTATGAAAGAAAGCATTCTTTCTCATTAACATACGCTAAAAAAGAAGCCAATAAATTTGAAAATCTTTTGAAAGACGCTTTTAAACTTTGGGGTGAATAGAGTTTAATTATAAATAATACTGAAAATAATTTAATTAAAAAAAAGCCGACCTAATAAGTCGGCTTTTTGTTGTTTGAAATCATTTATAAATTATAAATTGAAGCAGTTTTAAATATATAACTATTATAGCTGTTTCTTTTTGTGAGGGAATTCCTTCACGAGTCCAAGGATCAACTGCATCAAATAAGTGATTTTTTATGATTATTATTTGATAAGTTTTAACTCTATCCATTTCTGGAACCGTCAATGCTTTTTCAAAAATCTTACATGCGTTGTTTTTGATGTAGTTCGTTTGGTTTTTTAGTTGTCCTTCTATTTCTAATTTAATTGAATTTAAATCCATTTTATTTTTTATTAATGTTAGTCACAAACCTAACATGAATTTCAAAAATAAAATAGGACATCACTTTTTAATAACAAATTATATTAATTAATAGCATATTTTGTTACTTTTGTTGCTAGATGTTGCCAAAATAAAAAAATATAACCCAATGACCTCAAAAATAATAAAATCCAGAATTATTAAATTACAAAATATTAAATGGAAAGAACTTCAATTTATACAGCAAGAAGACTTTAAGGAGTGGCTTCCTAATGGAGATAAAAAACTAATTGAATCTTTGTTAAAATACCAATTTGCGGATCCATTTAAAGTATGGGAAAGCGATGGTGTCATTTATTGTTTGGATGGTAGACATCGTTATTTAGATTTGAAACAAGTTTCTGAATTAGGTAATGAAGTGCCTGAATTACTTCCAGCTACATTCATAAATTGTAAAAATATTAAAGAAGCTGCTGAATTGGTGCTGGTTTATTCTTCTGCTTATGCTAAGATTACGCAGCAAGGCCTTTTGGATTTTGTAAAAAACTTTGATTTAAAATTTCCAGATTTACAAGATATTATGAACATACCAGAATTCGACAATATTGCTTTTGAAGGATTATTGAATCAAGATTCAGGATTGAATTCAGAGTCGCAAGAAATCATTCCATCTTCATTAAAGGATAGTTTTATATTTCCACCATTTTCAATATTGGATTCTCGTTCGGGAGTTTGGCAAGAAAGAAAACGTAAGTGGTTAGCTCTTGGTTTTAATTCTCAAGAAACTAGAGAAGATGTTGAACTAATTGCCAAAAGCGGTCAATCATCCGGTATTTATGAGCTACGTAATAAAATGCGCGATATGCTACAACGCGAGCCTAGTTGGGATGAAATAATTGAATACGCTAAACAAAAAGGAATGCACGTATACGAAGGTGCAAGTATATTCGACCCCGTTCTATGTGAATTATCCTATCGTTGGTTCTGTCCGGTTGGTGGCAAAATACTTGACCCATTTGCTGGCGGTTCCGTTCGAGGAGTTGTTGCTGGAATACTAGGTTATCCATACATTGGAATTGATCTAAGATTAGATCAAGTTGAGGCAAACCGAAAACAAGCAGCTCTTCTAAAACTTAATGAAGTTGAATGGCTTGATGGCGATAGTGACGAAGTCCTAGATAAAGAAAATTTTAAAGGCGGTGTAGATTTTGTTTACAGTTGTCCTCCATACGCTGACCTTGAAAAATATAGTGAAGATCCGAAAGATCTATCCAACATGGACTATGCTCAGTTTAAAAATGTTTATTTCAGCATCATTAAAAAATCGATAAATCAACTAAAAGATAATCGATTTGCTTGCTTTGTTGTTGGTGATGTTCGAGATAAAAAAGGATTTTACTACAACTTTGTTAGTGATACTATTGCGGCTTTCAAAGATGCTGGAATGGAATTGTATAATGAAATCATCCTTGTTAATGTAGTTGGAAGTCTTGCAATTCGTGTAAGAAGACAATTTAATGGTGGTAGAAAAATTGGCAAAATGCATCAGAACGTTTTAGTTTTTTATAAAGGCGATCCAAAAAAAATAAAGGAGAACTATCCAGAGTTAAATCTTGGAGAAGAAATTGAATCAATTGATAATGCAGTAAATTAAATTTTAAAGTATTTTTGATGCAAATCTAAAAATACTCCAATGGACGATAAAATTAAAATAGAAATAATGAACGCAACGGTTAATTCAATTAAGGTTCTTTTGGAGAAAAGATTAGAAAAAAGATTAAATGCATTAGAAGCAATAGCTTCTTCTCCGTTAGATATTCTTCCTGAAGCTATTCAAACCAGAAGGGAAGATGAAGCATCAAAAATAAGAGCAGTTGTTCAGGAACAACGAGATATTCTTGATATAATAAATCATTTGTTTCCAAATATATAATTTAATGCCAGGCGCAAGATCTACAAAATTAGAAACCGAAAAACGTATATTCATCATTCAAGGATGGATTATTAAAGGCGTGCCTGATTATCTGATTTTAAAAAATATTCAAACTCAGTTTAAAAATTCAGATGCAAATTTTCTTTGCATTCGTCAAGCTAAAAATTTAATAGCCAAAGCTTATGATATTTGGCAGAAGTCAGAAGAAGCTACCGTTGACCAAAAACGCTCACTTCGTATTGCAGAACTTAAGCAAGATATTTTGGGTTTAAAAGAAGAATATAAAGGAACTCCAAGAGGAATGGCAGTTGTAAATTCTATTAAAAAAGAAATTACCAAACTAGAAGCATTGTATCATCCAAAGATAAATATACTTCGTGGAGACAAAGAAAATCCAATACTCGTTGGAGATTCCTTCTCAGCTGAGAAGGAGGCTAGGTTAAAAGTTCTGACTGAGAAGCTTTTATTGTCTTTAAATAAATAAAATTTTAAAATATTTATAACATATTTAGTTATTAAGTAACAAATTATGTTATTTTTGATGTATTAAAAATAGCTAATAATTAGGAGGATAAGCCCTCTACGTGGAACCATTCGGGTGAGTAAAGCTCGTTAAATCATTCTGCGATATTTGGATTATTGGTTTGGCAAGTAGAAAAACTTAATCGTGTAGCGTTAAAAATGTTTGTCTTAAATCCAAATATTTTTTATAAAAAATAAGTTGAATTAATAGCTGTTTTTATTTAAAGAAAACATAAAATCACATTAAATGGGAATAAAAGATAAAATAGCAACTACAGAAACATATAAAAAGTTAATTGAATCAACGCCATTTTTGTCAGGACTTCTTTTACGAAAAGCAGTAACTGATAGTATTGAAAGAATTGTTTATCAAATTGAAAAATTAGGAGAAAATTATATATCTGATAAATCATATTCAGACCGAGAAGTTAAAATTGCTAAAGAGATAATTGAACTTAACAAAAATGCAAAATGATTGAAATTGTAAATGGAAGAATTTTTATAAACGGAAAAGAAACTATCGATCCAGTTTTAATTGGATATGCAATGATTGATTTCGTAGAAAGCATGGAGAATGATTTTTTAAAGGTAACATTGAAAGATCAAGATGTTTTTGTTGAAAAATTAAGATTAAAATCAATTTAAAAATAATTTAATAAAATTTTCATTGATTACAGATGCTGAAATATTGGAATTAGAAACTCTTTTGAAAGAAAGGGACATTGACATTAAACGCAAAGGGCTTTGTAAAATAGATGAAGATACGAATCCAAATTATTTTCTGCTTTACAAAGCAATTAACGATCAAAAATATAATGATTTAGGTGAGTTAGTATCTGGTTATCGTGGTGCAGCTCTTGAAGGAAGTTCGCGTTCGGGAAAAACGTGGTCTGGTGTTGATATTATAATTTGCCTTTGCCTTTATGTAGAGGAAAGCTGCACAATCAATATTTATCGAGAAACTTATAATGAATTTAAAACAACATTATACGATGATTTTAAACGTCGCCTAGACGACTATGAACTTCCAAATCCATTTCACAATGCCAAAGAAGTTAAGAGTTTTAGAATAGGAAAAAGCACTATTTATTTTCTTGGCGATGGAAAACATGGTGGAGGTTGCGACTACGCATTCTTCAATGAAATGATGTTTATCCAACAGTCCGTATTTGATCAAACAGAAATGCGTTGTAGAAAATTTTGGTGGGCGGACTACAATCCAAGTGTTACTGATCATTGGTTTTTTGATAAAGTCTTAACAAGGCCTGACGTTGCGTTTCTGCGAACAACGTATCTTGACAATAAATATATTTCAGCAGGAGAGAGAAATAAAATACTTTCTTATGAGCCATGGAAGCCTGGATCTTATGTAGTAAAAGAAGGAGTTATCCTTTGCTATAACAAATTTAGTGGAAAAGTAGAACCTGTTACAAATGCAAATCAACCCCCTCCACATCCTACCAATATATCTAATGGAACAGCGGATGAATTTATGTGGAAAGTTTATGGTCTTGGATTACGTGGCGCAATGAAGGGAGTAATATTTCCTTATGTCGAATGGATTGATTCTTTTCCTGAAGAAAAAGGAATTATATATCCTAATGATTTTGGATTCACAACAGATCCTAATGTATTTGGAAAGTATGCAGAAGATGAATTTAATATTTGGATCGAACCTTTGTGTTACGAACCAATTGAAACGCCAAGAGAACTTGCAAGTCTTCTTGAATCTTTAGGCATAGAAAAAACTGCAATTATTCCATGCGATTCTGCTGATAAATATACGGGGGAAAATAAAGGAACTGTGGAAATGGTGAAGGGATTAAGAAAAGAAGGCTATGTGAATGCTTATAAAATAAGTAAAACAAAGTCGGTGATGTTCTGGCTTAACTCGATGAAAACTAAAAAAATTCATGTAGTCAAAAACCACCTTTACAAGTATGCCCTCAAAGAGCAACAGAATTACCGAATGAAAGAAATAAACGGCATTGCCATAAATCAACCTATTGACAAATGGAATCATATCTGGGATCAGGCGCGTTACGGCCACATCGCTCACAATTCAAAATCACAAATATTCAGCACTGATCAAGAAACTATAAAAAGTATAAATTACTAAACTATGGAAGAATTATTAGCACAACTAGCAACTGCTCCAGCGGAGGTAATTGCAAAAATAAAATTGCAATCGAAAGACTTCGCCAAAATTGAAGAATATAAAAAAGAGTTTTACAAACACGATAGGACCATAAGGCCAGAGCAGGTAGGAATTATCCAAAAGGATAAACCCGTGGGAACAGGAGAAAAGTCTAAAAATGTAAAAGCAGTCAGAATTCCAATCAATTTTCCTAAAAAGATTGTAACCACTGCCACTGCATTTGAAGTCGGAAAGCCAGTTACACTAGTTGCTTCAATTGAGACAAACTTATCTAAGCTTATAGATCAGATTTGGAAATCAAATCGAATTAATGCTGCAATTCAAAAAATGATCACAATTAAAAAAACTGAAACGCAATCAGCAATTCAGTTTTATATTGTTGATTTAGATTCCACATCAAGATTTAATAAAGTTCTTAATTTCTTTAAATTAGGAGAACAAAAAAAGGAGATAAAAGCAAAAGTATTAGACAATACTTCTGGAAAAATGACGCCTTATTTTGATGGAAATGGAAATATGATTCTTTTTATGTGGGAATACGCTACGCAAGAAGGAGAAAAAACAGTAAATAACGTTCAAATATGGGATGCGAAGAATTTTCACAACCTGAATGATAGCAGCGGCAACATCGCGTATTCTGAAAGCAGTATTTTACCACATGGTTTTGACCGGATTCCGATCGTTTATACTTCACAAGAAGAGCCGGAATGGTTCGATGTGAAGGAACTTATTGATAGAATGGAAACCTCACTGTCTAAGCTTGGCGGATCCAATGATTACAGCGCCTATCCTTTGTTAATGCTTTTTGGAAAAGTAGATGGGATGCCAGATAAAGACGATGATGGAAAAGTATTGCAGTTTCCAATGGAAAAGGATGATGATGGAAAGTATGTAAACGGGAAAGCCGAGTTTCTAACAGCTTCTAATGCTACTGAAAGTATCAAGTTAGAGCTTGAAAACCTAAAAGGATTTATCTATTCTATTTCACAAACTCCTGATTTATCATTTGATAATGTCAAAGGCTTGGGCAGTGTTTCTGGCGTTGCTTTAAAATTACTTTTCCTAGATGCCATGATAAAGGCATTGAGTAATGAGGGAGAAAACCGTACGATGATTGAAAGAATTATCAATATAATTATGTCTGGAATATCAGTAACAACTAATACTAAAATGAGCACTGAAGCGGCATCGTTGTATTACGATATTATATTTAATTCAATTATTCCTGATGATTTAAAAACAGCCTCTGAAATCATTACTTCATTACGCACTGCAGGATTGTTATCTAAAGCTACCGCAATTAAACTTTTAGATTTAGTGGAAGATCCAGCAGCTGAATTAGAATTAATCAATGCCGAAGCTCCAGAAATTGTTCCACTTGTAATTTAATTTATTATGAAAAACTTAATCAAAGAATTCTTCAAAATGAGAAGAGAACGTAAAGTAAGAATTAATGCTAAAACAGAAAGCGTTATAAAAAGTTACGAATTATTGATTGCTGATTTTAAATTGATTCAGGAAAAGAAAAGCACACTATCTAGCACGCAACGGAAAAGTGTGGTTTCAAGAGTCTATTATTTAATTAAAAAAGGTCATATTCAAGTAAATCAATAAAAAGTAAACCACTTCAAATCGGAGTGGTTTTTTTATGTATATTTTTCTTATTCTTAATTAGACTAAATAAAAATAATATTTTATATATTTGTTGTCTAATATATTATCAATTAACATTTTAATTATGGCAGTAGACAAAGCAAAAGTGATTCTTAGACTTCGGGCGTTATTCCCTCAGGCTAATCTATCACAAAAAAGGTTAGACGCACTTGCGGATAAACTTGCAAAGAAACCAGCTGATGACGCTGACGATGTGGCTATTGATACAGTAATCAATGATTTCAATGAGATTATGAGTATTGTTGAACTTGCACGAGAGGACGATAGAACGCGAACTTTAGAAGCAAATCAAAAACCGAAGCCAAATCCGACACCGGATATAACTCCTGAACCCGCACCAAAGCCAGCCGATGATGCACCTGAATGGGCAAAAGCCTTAATCAAGCAAAACGAGAAACTTACAACGGATTTAGAAGCCATCAAAACTGGGAATGTAACCCAAACCAAAAAACAAACAGCATCTGATTTATTCGGAAAATCTGAAATTTTAAAAGGTCTGAAACCAGAACTTAAAGAACGATGGTTGAATAGAATTAATGTTGATTCAGAAACTTCATTTGATGATCAAATCAAAGAATTGGAATCTGAATATAGTGAATTGGTTCAGGTTAACGCTGACAATAATTATTATGCACCACCAGCTGGAGGAGGAAGTCCTTCTGACGTGAAAGCCGACCAAGCGGTGGTGGATAAAATGTTACAAGGAATTTAAAAAAGTATTAATCTAAAAATTTAAAGTTATGTCGGGAACCACCGCTAATTTGAATAATACCGGAGACAACTTTGATACTGGCAATGACAGTATCGTTATCGTTTCAAACTTGGAAACAATTTCAGGCGGTAAAACGTTGGACGCAACAGGATTTACTCCTAAAGTGATTCCAGCCGGGCACATCATTATCGAACAGACTTCGAATGGTGTTTTAAAGCCAATGCCAGTATCGGGTGAAAATTACGCTGCTTTACCAGCTTCTCACACGTACAAAGGCGTTTTGATCTCAAGTATTTTGACTACTAAGCCGTTTGCTGGAATTATGGTAAGAGGTTCTGTAAACAGAAATGCTTCTAAGTATGGAATTGCCTCCATCTTGTCGGCTGTAGCAACAGCATTACCATTAATCAGATTTACAAAAGACTAAGCCATGAATCAATCATTATTTGTACAGTTCATAGCATACTTTGCTTTGCTATCGAAAACCATTGACGAGAAAGTAAATGGTAAGAAAACCGAGTTGACCTACTTGCATAAGCAAATGTTGACCGAAAGATTAAGTGTTGATCTACAATGGAAGAGTTTATCCGTAAACTCAAACATTGTAGCTGCTGATATTGTAGCCTTGGATTCTGCGCTTCCTTTGAAAAAAAGAGACAGTTTCGGAACCGCTTCTGGAGATATTCCAAAGGTGGGAATGAAAATGCAATTGTCCGAAAAACAAATGACTGACATTGACGTGTTGAAAGCTCGTAATGTTGAAACTTCTGTTTTAGTAGATAAAATTTTCGACGATCAAAAGAAAGTTACAATGGGTATTCACGAGCGTAACGAATTCATTTTCTTACAAGCTTTGTCAACAGGTGTTGGCTTAGTTGAAGATGAAAACAACGTTGGCACTGGAATTCGTGTTGATTTTGGGTATTCTGCTTCTAACAAGTACGGAGCAGTAAAAGCGTGGTCTGATGCAACGGCAAAACCTATTGATGATATCAAGCGTATCGTTAAAGCGGCTCGAATTGCAGGAGATAATATTAAGTTCTTACTTATGTCAGATACTGCTTTTGATAGAATGGCAGACAATCAACAAACACGTGAAAACTTCGCATTTTCTCAAGGATTTGTCGGTTCTAATATTCCAACGCCAGACTTCCAGCAAGTGAATGAACTTATGCAGCGAAAATTCGGTTTAGCAATTGTTATTGTTGACAGAACGGTTATTACAGAACGTGATGGAGTTAGAACAGTCAATACGCCTTGGGCAGTTGATAATGTTATCTTCTTAACCTCTATGAATGTTGGAGAATTGACATACGGTATTCTTGCGGAAGAAACACGTAAGTCGCCAAAGGTGATGTATGAAAAATCAGGTTCTTACATTCTTTTGAAAAAATGGAGTACCGATGAACCTTTTGCCGAATTTACTTCTTCTCAGGCGTTAGTTCTTCCAGTAATCAATAATGTAGGTTCAATTTACTTATTGAATTGCGAAGAGGCTACTGCTTCATTAGATGTTCAAACAGAGGGTGACGCTACTTACTTATACAAAACAGTGAGCTACACCAAGCCTTCTGTAATTGCAGCAATCAATAAAGCAACTGGAACAACAACTGCCAAAGCAAACAACACTGACGCTACTTTAGCTAAGCACATTGATGCTTTGAATGAAGAGCAAGTGTTGGTATTCGAAGGTGAAATCATTGCATCAGTCTAATAAATGTATACTGAAGAGATCATATTAAAACTAGCCGACCGAATCGGTTTTGGAACCCATCAAGGAGAAAGCTTCGCTATTAATATTAGCGAAGCCAATTCTTTGGGCTTTTCAAAACGTTTTTTCAAATCTTTTCATGCATTAGTTACTATTGAAAATATTTTTAATACAATCAATAGTATAATTCCCAATGATTCAGGAAGTACTGAAATGTTTAATTCAATTTTAGGTGATTTTAGGATAGGAGCAACTCGTGAAGTTTTACCATTAATAATGGATAAAAACAATAAATACAAGGTTGAAGTTGACTACTCACAAGTTATTGAAGACAACATTATTTTATTCGATGATGCAATTGGTTATAAGGTTGCAATGATGGTTTTAGAAATGATGATTTCATCTAGCAGAAGTAACTTATTGGAAAGAAACGCTAAACTATCAGCATCTAATTTAAAGTTAGAATTAGAAGGTTTTAGAAATGACACTGGAATTCTGATAGCAAATGGTTTGGTCCATAAATTAGATAAAGCAATACGAAAAGCAACAAATAAAATTTTTCCATTTGAAGTAATAATCGAAAGTGGTAATGTTTGGTAAACTATGAATTACAACAACTACATATCATTAGGAATTGATAACAAAATTAAAAATATTCAAAATGCGCTTCATGCTCATTTGGGTTTTTCTGGTGTTGATTTCTATGGTAGAGTTCAAAAAGTAATTTCAAAAGATGGCAAAGCATTAGTTCCAGAGATACACGTATCAAGTGATGAAAGAAAAGAAGTTTATTTTAACGATAATGATGCTCGTGGAGGAAATGTATTCTTCGTTGATGCCAATAAGCATACAACAAAAGATGGAGTTATTTTTAAAGCTGAAATAAAGATTGTTTTTATGCTGAATTTGCAGAAGTTAATTCCAGATAAAGAGTACAGAACTGATACTCAAATACAGGACCATTGCATGAAATTAGTGCAAAAATTAAAAATGATTGAAATTACTTCTATTGAAAAAGGGTTAAAAAATATTTTATCGGAATTTGATATTGAAAGAATAAAAAAAAACGATATGAATCCTTACCACACCTTTGCAATAACGGGTAATTTAAAATATATGTTCAATTGTAAAAATTAATTAAAAAATAGAAATTATGTTTGGAATCTTAGAATGTGCTCAATCGGAAGCCAAGACTTTAAATACAGGAGCCAAAGAGCAATGCTTAACAGCTCCCGTTGTCCGACATGCATTAGCAGAAACAGATCAGGAATTTACAACTGCAACAGAAGCAAAATCTTTAGCGGTTTGGAGAACAGCAGAGGCAGCAAAGCAAATAATTCCATTGTTTGGAGTTGAAGCATTAGCAACTGCCGATACTGAAGATACTTATTTCGAAGGGCGAAATAGATATAAAACCAAAAATGGTAAAAAAATCAGAACATTTGAATCTCATTTAGGAGAATGTTCTCATCGAGCTTTAGCATCTTACAACGGTAAAAAAATGCGTGTATACGAATTTACTGACGCACAAGAAATAAAAGCTTGTACGGTCGATGGTGTAAAAGTAAGAGGCCAATTAGTAACAATCGAGGTTGGTAAATTAGTAGATGCTACAGACGACAAGCCACAATTTACTCCAGTAACTCTGACCTACGAAGATTACAAGGAATACGAAAATGGTCCGGTTCGTTTGAAGCCAACTTGGAGCAATATCGAATTGCAAGGAATCTTTGATGTAACATTGGAAATAGTTGGCGTTCCAACTTCTTCTCAAATTAAATTTAAGGCTTCTGGTGGATGTTCTGGCGATGATGAAGTGAAAGTATTTGTAGATGAAAATATTTTAGTAACAGAAACAAATGGTGTAACTCCTATTACTCACTCTTTCGTTGCTCCAGATGCAAATGGTATTTATACTTTAACTAGTGCGGCTCTTTTTGCTAATGGTCAATTGGTTAAGTTAGCGGGAGTAGTTCAATCAACAGAAGCGACTTACGAAGGAGTTGAAGCATTAGTTGTAGCTGGAATAGTTTAATATTTTAAATTATGGCAAAGCACCAATATAAAGGAATCACATTTGCTAAAGGTTGGAACGGAACACTAGAGCAATTTAAGGCAGAATTCGAAGGAGTACATGTATTTCAAGGAATTCCACAAAAGGAAAGATTGGCAGAAATGAAGAAGGTATTCAATCAGATTACCAAATCAGAGGCCAAAGAGAAATAAAATTTTAAATTTTACTGTAAAAGAGGACAAAATCAGCAATGGTTTATGTCCTCTTTTTTTTTACCATGAAAGAAGTATTTAACAATAAATTAATAGCTGCCAAACAATTAGAACCTGAAATAGTTTCTAAGGCATTATTTGATTTTATCAAAAATATATCAAAGGAATTAATTGAATACAATAAACAACAACTGAATGAAAAAAGTCAGGATATATATGGCAATGCAATCGGTTTTTATTCCTACGCCACAGAATTAATATCCAAAGGTAAAAAGAAAAAAGGCGAACCATTCGATGCAAAAGATACTGGTGGTTTTTTAGATAAATTCTACATGACAGTTTTTGACAATACTTTTTTCTTTGGTTCAAGTGATCCCAAGACTTCTGAAATATTAGATTCTCCGAACTGGCTTTCACATGATTTATTTGGACTTACCGATGAAAATTTACAACAGGCTATAGATTCAAAATTCAAACCATTTATTCTAAATCATTACAAACAATTACTTATTACAAAATGATCTACGACAGCCTACATATACTACCAAAATTTATTCAAATTCAAATTTATGAGTCTGGCGATTTATCGCTTTTAACTGATCAAAAGTTTTTTTCTATTGATAGACTATCCGAGGTATGGGAAAATTTAGAGCTAGAATTTAATGATAAGTATAACAAATTTGAGAGCAATAAGATTTTCAATTTGTCGCGTGAGATTGTTTATTTGGTTGGAAAATATCAGGAAATTAAATATTCCTGCGAGGCATTATTATTTAATAAAAATGAGGATTTGATTCACTTATTATTGGAATACGGATATTCAGTTACTCAGGAAAATTACTTGTCGGATATCGAAAAAATTAATCGCGAAAGCGAAGGAATTATAAACAAAATAAATCAATTCAAAAAACTATTACCACAACCAAAATCGGATATTAAACCAAATGACACTTCAATAATTGATGTCATGGCTGGCTATTCATCTGTCGTTGGTTATGACTTTGATTATTACAAAATTTCGGTGGTAAAATTCCATGCAATTGAAAAAACTGTGCAACAAAAAATAAAAAGCTTAGAGGCAAATAATTCTAAAAATAAGAAATCATGAGTGGAGCAACAACCAGGAAAGAAATAATTGAAGATGATGCAATAATCTGGGGTAAAGAATATGCCAATTATGTACAACAAGCAGTCGAAAAAAACAAGGAATTCGTTGCTTCTATTTTGGCTATGAATGAAGCAAACAAATCATTAAAATCATCGAATAATACTAAAGAACTCACCGAAAATCAGAAAAATTATAATACAGTTTCTGAAAAATCACTTTTAATTTGGAAAGAGCAAAATCAATTAGAAATTGCTTTGATTTCCACTAAAAGGAAAAATGAATTAGCAACCGAAAGCACAAATCGAGCTTTAATAAAGGAGAGAATTACACTTGCTGAAACCAATAAAGAA